AGATCCTCGACACGGTCGACTGGGCGGGCACGCGGATCCCGATCATCGCCTGCTTCGGCCCGGAGCGCTGGACCAACAACAAAGGGAAAGCCAAGCGCGAGCTGCTCTCGATGGTGCGTTTCGCGCGCGATCCGCAGATGCTCTACGACTACCTGGCCACGCAGGAATGCGAAGAAGCCAAGATGACGCCGAAAGCTCCCTTCGTCGGCGCCGTCGGCCAGTTTGAAACCGATAAAGAGTCCTGGGAGAACGTCAGCGAGGATCCGCGGGCCTTCGTGCAATACGACCCGGTCACGGATGCGACCGGGCAAACCACACTACCACCGCCCTCGCGGCCGCAGTACGCGCCCAACTTCCAGCAATACGAGCTCGCAAAAGACGCAGCCGGCCGGGCCCTGCAGGCCGCAATGGGAATCACGCCTTTGCCGAGCGCAGCCCAGCGTCGCAACGAGAAATCGGGTGTCGCGCTCGAGAAGATCGACGACATGGAATCGCTCGGCAGCTTTCACTTTATCGATCGCTACGAGAGCTGCTTCCTGCACAACCTGGGCTGGCAGGTGAACCATCTGATCACGCCGATCTATGACACCAAGCGCGAGATGTCGCTGCCTCTGCCCGACGGCCAGCGCCGCACGATCCAGATCGTCGGGCAAACCTCGCACCCGATCGAAGTCAACACGGGCCAGTACGACCAGAGCGAACTCGAGCAGGAGCACATGCACACCGCGAAAGGCGACTTCGATGTCACGATCTCGACCGGGCCGAGCTACGACTCCGAGCGCGATGAGCAGTCGCAATTTGTGGATCAACTGATTCAGAACCTGGCGAATCTGCCGCAGCCGGGAACGCCGCAAGCCAAAGTGTTGGCGCTCGGGATCCGCATGCGGCCCACGCTCGGACCGATCGGCAAGCAGATCGCCGATGTGTTCGATCCGCCGGATCCGTCGAATCTTCCGCCCGAAGCGCAGGCCGCGATCCAGCAGATGCAATCGCAGCTGCAGCTCCTGCAGCAGGAGAACGCCGCTCTGCACGCCGATCGCGCCGGCCGCGTGCTCGAGCAGCAAACAAAGATGGCGCTCGAGGACAAGAAACAGCAAGGCATGATCGCGGGCAAAAAGTGGGATTACATCACGCGCGTCGTGGTCGCCGAGCTGGCGAAGGGATCAAAAGCCGACGAAATCGCGGCGCGCCTGGCGGCCGACAAAGAACTGGCGCTGCTCGGCTTCACGAGCGAACACATCGACCGCGCGCACGACGCCGCGCACGAGTTCGCGATGCAGAGAGATCAGCAGTCGCACGCTAGCGATCTGGCAAGTCAGGCGGCGCAAAACCACCCAGCAGCGGCCTTGCCCAATGACGCTCAGCCCGCATGAACCCGATGTTTTCCGGCAAATGCTCGAAACACTCATGCCCCAAGTTTAGCTTCATTCGCGCCGCCGGTCCCGCGTCACATCCGGCACTTCGTACCCACAAAGGAACCTCATGAAAACCACCGTGACAGATGGCGGCGCCTCGGTAGCGTCGACGACTTCGATCGAGGAAGCGCTCGAGTCCGGCTTTCTCCCCACCGATCCGCACTACCGCAAGACAGGACGATTCTCAACAGAGGAAACGCCCGGCCGCGCGGCAACGGAAACGGAAGAGAAATCCGGAACCGATACCGAAGTCGAGCAGGAAGAGCATCCGCAAGAGCAAGACGAGCAGGAAGAGCATCCGCAAGAGCAAGACGAGCAGGATCCCGCAGCGTCCGGCGAACAGGACGGCGAAACCGCCGCGGCCTCGCAAGCCGCATCCACGCAGAACGAGAAGAAACCGCAAACTCGCACCCGCGAGCAGAGCGAAAGCCGATGGGCCAAGATCACTCGAGAGAACCGCGAGCTGCGCGATCGCCTGGCGCGGCTCGAAGGCCGACAGGAAGCCGCTGGAACCGCGCGTGACACTTCGCAGACCTCGCAATCTGCGGCAGCGCAAGCCTCGACGGCCAGCCCGCGCCCGAAAATCGACGACGTCGACCCGAAGACCGGGCAGCCTAAGTACGCGAGCTATTCCGACTATGAAGCCGCCCGCGACGAGTGGCTGCAGAACGAAGCCATCCGGAAATTTCAGGAGACAACGTCGAAGACCGAGCGCGAGCGCCAGCAACGGGAAGCCGCGGAGACGATCAGCCGCGAATGGAACAAGCGCATCGTTGAAGCCGAGAAAGAACTGCCGGATTTCCGGGAAGTTGCACTCAATCCCGATCTGACCATCAAGGCAGGCTCGGTCGTCGATGTGTTCATTCTCGATTCGCCGGTCGGCGCCAAGGTGCTCTATCACCTGGGCAAGAATCCGGCCGAACTCGATCGCATCAACGCGCTCAACCCGATTGCCCAGGCTCGCGAGCTCACCAAGATCGAACTCAAGGTTTCCGGCTCTGCCGGCTCTTCCTCTTCTGCACGATCCGTCAGCCAGGCCCCGCGCCCGCCGCACCAGGTTTCCGGCAAGGGAACCGTCACGAAAGATGCGGTCGAGGAGGCCATAGAGAAGCAGGATGTGCAGACGTACATGCGCGAGCAGAACCAGCGCGACTCCCGCCTGCACGCCGTGCGCAGAACACGAGGAAAATAGATGGCCAACCAATTTCTCAACACTTCCTGGATTTCCATGGAAGTGCTTCGCAACCTGATCAACGCGAACAAGGTCGCGACGATCTTCAACACCGACTGGGAGAAGGACTACGAGAAGACCTTCGCCGTCGGTACGACGATCCAGGTCAAATTCCCGCAACAGTTCACCATCCGGGATGGCCTGGGTTACAACCCGCAAGGCATCAACCGGATTTCGACCACCATCTCGCTCGATCAGCCCTTCGGCATCGACTTCCAGTGGGATGACTACGAAGCCGCAGTGAAGGCGGAGCGCTCCGAGGAAGAAATCAAAGAGCAGTACCTTGAGCCCGCCGGCGTGCAGATCTCGCAGGAAATCGATTCCCGCGCGGCCCTGTTCGCCAAGAACAACACGTCGCAGCTGGTCGGCACTCTCGGCACAGATCCGACTTCGGTCGTCTATCTCGACCAGGCCCGGCAACGCTTGCTGCAGAAAGCCGCACCTCCGGACCGCAAGCGCGCCGCGCTGATTTCGTCTTCCATGCAGGTCAACTCGATCAACACTCCGGTCACGGCGCTGTTCAATCCGTCGGATGAGATCGACGAGGCCTTCAAGGAAGGCACGCTCGGCCGCCTGAAGGGCTTCCGCGTGTTCGAAGAGCAGTCGCTCTATTCGCACACCGCGGGAACCTGGGCCGGCGCCGTCACCGTCACCGGTGGCGGGCAGTCGGGATCCTCGCTCGTCATCACCGGCACCAACGGCGACACCATCAACCAGGGCGACAAGTTCTCGATCCTCAACGTGAACATGGTCAACCCCCGTACCCGGCGCATTCCTGGGCCGAAGACGGTGCAGACCTTCACCGCGACCGCGAACTTCGTGCTCACCGGCGGCAACGACACGATCACCATCCTGCCGGCGATCTTCGGACCGGGCTCGCAGTACCAGAACGTCGACGCGCTGCCGGCCAACGGCGCCGCGCTGACACTCTGGCCTGGCACCGCCAATCCGAACGGCGCAGTCGGCACCGTGGGCCTGGCGCTCACCAAGTACGCCTTCGCCATCGTCGGGATGCGTTTCTACCTGCCGAAGGCTGTCGAAGCACGCAGCCAGGCGGAAGATCCGCTCACCGGCATTCCGGTCCGCTTCGTGAAGGCCTGGGATCCGGTGCACTCGATGCAGATCCACAGATTCGACACGGTCTGCGGGTTTGGCAACCTGTACCAAGACAACGGCGCCGTCGCGCTGCTTGGAGCCTAGAAAGGAGATCCCGCTCAACTTCTGATGTCGTTGTTTTAGTGAAATCTTCAGGAGTCCGGGACACCATCACCATGACCAAATCCAGAATCCTCAAAGCACTTCGCTTCCTGTCCTGGTATCTGCTCTTCGATGGGCTTCTACTGGGCTATGCAGGCCTGATTCCCGGCGTCGGCTCGGCCGGCGCGCAAACCATCCTGACGCAAACCACACTGTCGTCTGCGGTCACTTCCACCTCGCAGACGTATGTGACCGTGGCGTCAGCCACCGGCATCACCGCGAACTCGACCGTTCTTTATGTCTATGACGGCCAGGGCGAGTTGATGTTCGTAAACTCGGTGAACGGGACAACGATCGGCGTCACCCGCGGCTCGAACGGAAGCCCGGCGGCCTCCACACACCCCAATGGTGCGCTGGTGTTTGTCGCGCCTCCGAACGCGATCGCAAGCCAGCCTCCCACCGGAAGCTGCACGCGAGCCAATGTGCCCTACCTTCCATTGATTTCGATGGGAGTCGTAGGCGCACAGCCGGAGGTTTCCGACTGCGTCGGCGGCGTATGGATGAACGGAGTTGTAGCGCCCACCCAGCTGACGCAGTTCCGGGTGCTCGCTCCGAACCCTGGCGGCACCATTTATACGTCGCTGAACACGAACGGGACCACAGTCGTCGCCGGCACGCTCTACTGCAATGAGCTCGATCTGCCCTTCAATAAACTGTTGACCGGGGTTGGGATCCTGCTCGGCACAACCGGCGGCACCGACAAGCACATCGGTGTGTTGCTCGATGCTTCCGGAAACGTGCTGGCCAACAGCACACTGTCCGGAACAACCGCCGGAACCGCATCGACCTATGAACAGCTGGCCTTCACCTCGAAATATTTCGCGGTGGGACCGGCCCAGTACTTCGTCTGTGTGCAGTCGAACGGCACCACGGCGACCGTGCGCATGGTAGTCACCGGAACCCAGGACACGTACCTGACGACCTCAAAGACAGGCTCGTTTGGCACGATTCCGACCATCACGGTGCCGACCACGTTCACCACGGCCGTCGGCCCTTACAGCTACGCCTACTGAAGTCGTTTTTGGGCGCCTCGACGCTGGGATCGGTCGAAACTGGCTGATCCCAGCGAAGTTTTCCCTGTCCGGATGCCGATTCCCCAGTCGCGCCGCACGCTCAGCCAACATGCCCGCGATCGCTGGCCGCTTGAAGCGGCTGACGCGCGGCCCGTTCCCTATGAAGGAGACTTTTCCGCTTCCATGAACATTCCACAAGTTAAAAACCAGTTCGCTTCCGACACCGATCCGCTGCTTTCGGCGCTCTCGCCCTCGCAGCGCAAGATGCTGCTCGATGCCCTGATGGCCGATGCCAACAAAAACGTGGGCGGGCAGGAATTCGATCTCTCGAAGCCACCCGTCGAGCCCTACCGCTACCGCGAATATCCCAAGTGCATGTACTCGCGCGATGGCAAGCAGACCATCAACGTGCGCGACGAAGAGCACGAAAAGCAGCTTTCGAAGCAGGGCTTCCAGACCAAGCCGCCTGCGAAGAAGTCCGACGAGAGCGACGCGGCGTAAGACCTTAGGAACCTTAGGAACCTTAGGCGGGAGTGAAGCGTGGCAGAGACAACTTACACCGCTCTGGACTTAATTAGTGACAGCTTCATCGAGATCGGCGCGTGTCCGCCGGGTGAGCAGCCATCGGCCGACGAAGCCGAGTGGGGCTTGCGCAAGCTGAACGACCTCATCGACATGAACCAGGCCCTCGCGAAATGGGTCTGGGGCTACGCCTGGACCGAGTACAACCTGGTCGCAGGCCTGCAGCCGCACACGATCGGTCCGGCCGATGGCGGCGGGGCGGGAGTTCTGCCGACGTTTTCGACCGGCGATCAGCCGCGGCCGGTGCGCATCGAAGGCGCCGCGCAGCTGCTGAACCCGAACACCTCGACGCAGGTTCGTTTGCTGATCAACTGCAAACACGACAAGGACTGGTATCAGAGCGTGCAAACGAACCTGATTCAGACCAACGTCGTGACGGATCTCTACTACGATCCGACGTCGCCCCTGGGCTCGCTCTATTTCTGGCCGGTGCCGAACACGGCCGCGATCGTCGAGCTGCAGCTCTGGCAGACCTTGCAGCAGTTTGAGTCGATCCAGGACCCGATCGGCGGACCGGCCGGCGCCGGCATCTGGCCGCCCGGCTATCGCAACGCGATCAAGCTCTCGCTCGCCGAGTTGCTTCTGCCGGGATCGAACCGCGAAGCGCATCCGGTGCTGGTCGAGGCCGCAAAGCAGGCGCGCTCAGCGGTGTTTGCGAACAACCTCAAATCACCCCGCATGCGCACGCAGGATTCGGGAATTCCGAAGGCGGGGCGGACCGGGACGCGGGGAGACTTCAACTGGTTCACTGGCGGGGCGCCAGGGGGAAGAGCGGAATGATGGAAGACGTTTTGACCTTCACGCTCCGGATCCACGATCCGGCCGAAAAGAAAGACGAAGCCAAGTCCTCCGCCTGGTCGGTTGTCCCCGTCATGCGCGCGGATCTCGCTCTGCCGCTCGATGAGTTCATCGCGAAGTACGTCAAGCCGGCGCTGGTGAAGGACCTGGGGAAGTTTTTCGATCTGCAATCGCACTGATGGCGAAGTCTTTCCCATTCGGCTTCTGCGGTCCGAGCTACACCGCGCAGTCTCCGATCGTCGACGACGAGCTCGCCATGAACTGCTATTGCGAGAACTCGGAATCGGACGCCGCGGCCACCAAGCGCGCGCTTTTGCACGTGCCCGGCAAGAAGAAATTCGCGGCGCTTCCCGAATCGAAAGTCCCGTGCCTGTTCACCGTGAACGGCCGCACCTTCGCCGCCGGCTCGAATCTCTACGAGATCGACGGCTCCGGAGCCGTGACCAACCGCGGCTCGCTCGGCGCCGCGCCCACCACGCCGACCCAGATCACCGCGAACGAAACCCAGCTGGTCGTGCTCAACAACGGCAACCTGTACGTGCTGACGCTTGCGACCAACGCCTTCGTTGCGGTGAACATGGCGCAATTCAACGGCCCGGTGGCGCAGATCGAGTTCCTCGACGGCTACATCATCGCCACCCTGCAGAATTCGCACACGTTCCAGGTATCGAACCTCGAAGACGCGACCACCTGGGGCGGGCTCGACATCGCGACGATCTCTTATTTTCCCGACAACATCACCTCGATGAAGGTCGAGCACCGCTACATCTGGTTTTTCTCGGCAAAGAAAGCGGTGGCCTACTACAACGCCGGCGCCGGCTTTCCGCCTTTCATCCCAGTGCAGGGCGAATTCCTTGAGCAAGGCTCTGGCGCCGCATTTGCGACCGTGCAGCTCGACAATACGCTGTTCTGGCTCGACCAGGACGAGCGCGGCTTTATGGTGGCGCGCCGGCTCGGCCAGGGCCGGGTTTCAACGCATGCCACCGAGCTCGCCTGGCAGCAGTACACGACGACTTCCGATGCTGTGGGCTGGACCTATCAGGAATACGGGCATCTGTTCTGGGTGCTCTACTTCCCCACCGCGAATGCCACCTGGTGCTACGACGTCGCGACCGGGCTCTGGCATCAGCGCGGATATTTCGTGACCGAGTCCGGGCAGTACATCGCCGATCGCGCCATGAGCCACACGCTCAATTTCGGCATTCACCTGGTGGGCGACTGGGCGAGCGGAAACATCTACCAGTTGAGCTCGACGCTTTCGACCGACGACGGCAACCCGATCCGTGGTGTGCGCCGTACTCCCACGGTTTCCGAGAACAACGAGTGGATCTACTTCGAGTCGATCGAGTTCATCATGGAAACCGGGCTCCTGACGATCTTCGATCCGCAGCCGCCAACCCTGATCCCGATTCTCGACGCGAACAACGTACTCAGGAATTTGTGCGTACAGGAAGGCGGGATCCTCTCGGCGCCGTTGAGCGCGGCGGATCCGGCCGCGGCGCAGACGCTGTTTTTGAATGACACGCTCAACAAGACTTCCTGGCAGATCAAGATCTCAGGCGCCGGGGTCATCGGCGCCACCCAACTCGGAGCTTTCAGCGCCGCGAACTCGAACTCGCTGACGTTTGTCTCCGTGAACGCCGACCAGGTGTGGGTTCTCAGCCTGACTGATCTCGGCGGAGGCCTCGCCCAGCTCTCGCTCTCGCCGATCGGCTTTGTCGGCCGCGGTCCGCAGCTGATGCTCCGCTGGTCGAACGATGGCGGCAAGACCTGGTCGAACATTTATTTCCTCGATGCCGGCAAGCAGGGCGAATACGAGAAGCGCGTGATCAAGCGCATGCTCGGCCGGGCCCGCAAGCGCGTTTGGGAAGCGAGCTGGACCGATCCGATCCCCTGGAGATTCAACGATGCGGTGCTGAAAGCCAGACTCGCGAGCTAGTCGATGGCCACGACCCAAACGCAGCTTTTCGATCCGCCGGCGCAGTCGATGGCCGTCGACAAGAATGGTCGCCTCGCCTCGCCCTTGTTTCAGTGGCTCTCGAGCGTGCAGCGGCTTTTGCCGCTCGTGGCCGTCGACACGACCTCCGGCAACGTGGTGATCGCTCTTCCGCCCGCGGGATTGAATTCGACGACGGGCGAGTCGAACCAGAATCAGGAGATCAGCTACGTGAAAACGAGCGCCGACGTTCACACGGTCACCATTTCCGGCGCGGTGGGCGGAAACCAGGTGCTCACAGCCCAGACACCGAGCGCGGGATCCGCGGTGCGATTCAAGTCCGATGGAACCAACTGGTACAAGATCAGCGCAGTGTAGCGAGCGCAGCTTCGCGATCGAGCGCACGCGCGACTTTCAGCTGTTGAAGCGCCTCGCGACCGATCCCGCGATCTTTCCGCACGTTTCGGACGACTATTTCCGCGATCCCGAAATCTGGCAGCCGCCCAGGGCCGAGTTCATCGTCAACCTGGTCGCGACCGACTCCGAAGGCGCCTTCGGCTTCGGGATCTTCATCCCGCGCACGCTTTCGAACTATGAGGCTCATCTCGGCTTTCTGCCGCGGAGCTACGGAGAGAAGGCTTTGACGGCGTTCAAGGAAATGCTCGCCTGGATCTGGGCGTCGACGACCGCGGCGCGCGTCACGGGCGAGATCCCGATCGAGAATCGCGCGGCCATTCGCTTTTGTGAGCGCGCCGGCTGCGAGCGCTACGGCTTCAACCCCGCTTCGCGCCTCATCGGCGGGATCCTGCGCGACCAGGTCTGCATGGGCATCTCGCGGCCGAAAGGAAACTGACTATGGGATTCGTCTCTTCGATCGTCGGCGGCATCATGGGCGCCCACGCCGCGGGCAAAGCCGCGGACGCAGAAGTCAAAGGCGCGCAACAAGCGCAGCAGCTCTCGAAAACCAACCAGGACGCCGCGGTCCAGGCGCAGCAGAACGCGCTCGCGAATGTCACCACGGCCGAGCAGCCCTACCAGAAACTCGGTTCGACATCGGCGAACCATCTCGCGGATCTCGTCTCTACAGGCTTCACCGCGCCCACGCTCGCCGAAGCCGAAGCGACGCCCGGCTACCAGTTCACGCTCAGCCAGGGACTCGACTCGATCAACCGCAACGCGGCCGCAAACGGCACGCTGATGAGCGGCAACACCGGCAAGGCCCTGACGGATTACGCCGAAGGGCTCGCGTCGACCACGTACAACCAGGACTATCAGCGCGCGCTCGACACCTACATGGCGAACTATCAGACGCTCATGGGCGGCACGAACGCTGGGCTCACGTCGACCGGGCAGCTCACGGGCGCGAACCTCACCACGGCCGGCACGACCGCGAACATCGATCTCACCGCAGCGCAGCAGCAGATGCAGCAGATCAACAACGCCGCGGCGGCGCGAGCGAGCGGATACCTGGGCAAGGCTGCGGGCTACTCGAACGCGATCGGCGGCGCACTCTCGGCCGTGCCTTCGGTCTTTGAAGGCCTGGCGGGCGGCGGCGGCATCGGCGACGTCATGAGCTCGCTGCAAGGGATGGGATAAACACATGGGAACGATACCAGCTCCGAACATCGTGCAAGACGCGGAGATGATTTCTCAGAATCCGCTCACCGAGTACGCGCGCTCGGTCGCTCTGCAATCCGAGCAGCAGCAGCTCAAGCAGCAGCAAATGCAGACCCAGCAGATGCAGCAGCAACTCGCCGATCAGCAGGCGATGACAAAAGCAATGCACGACTGGGACGGCAAAGACTTCGACCAACTGCCGGAACTCATGAAGCAGCACGGGATCTCCGGACCCGGCTATCTGCAGGCGAAGCAGAACGTCGTTGCGCGCCAGACGCAGCTCGCCACGCTCGACAAGGATCAGCTCGCGAACCTCAAAGAGCATCACGACATGGCGCTCGGCGCAATCGACGCGGCCGAAGGCGTTCCCGACGAGCAGCTGATGCAGCACGTCACCGATACCGTCGGCCGATTGCAGCAGGCCGGGCACATCGATCCGCAGACCGGCAGCGCGATCATCCAGCACGCGCAATCGATGACGCCGAGTGAGTTTCGGCCGTGGCTCGACATCTACAAAAAGGGCTTGATGGCCGAGAGCGCGGCGATCGCGCAGACAAAGACCCAGGCGGAGACGCACAAGGCGACCGCCGAAGCCGAAAAGGCCGAAGCTGATCAATGGCAGCCAGTGGCCGAGCTGGGCGTGATGGTGAACAAGAAGACCGGAGATCAGCGGCCCATCCAGGGCGCGGCCGGAATGATGCCGCCGGCGATGCTCGAAGCCAAGTACGTAGCGCTGCAGCAGAAGAAAGCCGCCGGCCAGCAGCTCTCGAAAGACGATGCAGCGTTTGTGAAGGGCTACGAGAAATACAAAACGCTCGTGCCGGCGGCGCAAATCAACCTGCAGTCGGGCCTTCTGAGCGATCAGGCGAAGCAGATGGCGGCGCAGTACTACGAGCAGACGGGCCAGCTTCCCTCCGGGATGCGATCGCCCGCGATGAGCGCGGGCATTTTGAATCGAGCAGCCGGTCCGGGCGCCGGGGAGACTCCCGACATCGCGGCAAACAAGCGGACCTACGCGGCGCAAACAGCCCTGCAGAAATCAGCCACATCGGGAGAAATCGCGAAAAACATCACTGCCTACAACACCGCGATCGCGCACGCGCAGCAGCTGCAGCAAGCGGCCGACGCGCTCGACAACGGCGACGTGCGCCTCTTGAACAAGATTGGCAACACGCTCGGTTACGAGTTTGGCTCGGATCGATCGACCAACTTCAACGTGATCAAAAACGCGCTCTCCGGAGAAATCTCGAAGGTGTTCAAAGGCGGAGAGGCAACGGACGCGGAAATTAAAGCTGTGCAGGCTCCATTTGACTCCGCGAATTCGCCGAAGCAGTTGCGCGGCGCCATCGAGAACGCGATTCACCTGATGAACTCGAAGCGCGATGCTTTGCGATCGCAGTACGAGCAAGGCATGCAGGGCAAGCCGAACTTCGGCGGCTCGACTGTGAAGATGAAGGCTCCGAACGGCGCGGTCAAAGAAGTTTCCGCCGACCAGGTCGAACACTACAAGTCACTCGGCGCCACCGTCGTCCAGTAATTCTTTCCCTCATCCATGAACGCAGCCGTCGCCAGGGCTTTTTCGCGATTCGCTCAGCCGCAGCCGCTCACCGAGGACCAGTACGCGGCGCTGACGCCAGAGCAGCTCGCCGCCGCGGGCCTCGTTGTGCTCCCGCAAGGCGCGCCGGCGGATTTCGGCGGCACCGTTCTACCCAACCCTGACCAGATCGAAGCCCACTGGGATACCGATGAGCCCGCGCCCACACGTTTGCCGCATGGTGTCACCTTCAACCGGCAGAACTACATGGGCGGCGCGCAGATGGATGTCTCGAACCCTGCAGCTGCGGACATTCAGCAGCCGATGTTGCGCACCATCGGCACTCAGAGGAGCGGCGAGCCGGTCGCGCAGCAGGACTGGTTCGAAGCGAACGCACCGAAAGCTGTGCCGGCTGCAGGATCCTCGCAAGATAGCGATTGGTTCGACCAGAACGCCCCGAAGCAAACGAAGAGCGCCACGCAGGATGACGATTCTTTCACCGGCATTCTCGATCGCGCCTGGCATCGGCTGAAGTCCGCAGTCAACGGCGACATTCCGCTCACTGACTACGACGCTGCAACTCTTTCGGGCGTCGCTTCCGTGGCGCGCGGCACTGGGCACGCGATCGAAGGCGCCGCCCAGATGCTCAAGCCGCCCACCTGGGACGAGCTGCAGCAGGCCGTCAAAGACAATCCCCAGAATCCAGCCGCAGCCATTCTCGCGCGGCGTGCGGGCAAAGGCCTCGCACACACCGCGAAGCAAGCGACGGAAGTGCCTGGCGCGATTCACGACATCAACGAGAGCGCGGATCCCGCAGGAACCTATGCGAAAGTCGGCCAGGAGTCGCTCGGCGATCTCGCCGGCCAGGCGATCGTCGGAGCCGCGACGGAAGGCGCAACGGAAGCTCTGCCCAATGTGCCTAAAGTCATTCAGGGCGCGCGCGAGCTTCCCTCGACCATTCGCCAGGCAGCACCCGCCGCAGTCGAGCGCGCCAGCAACGCCGTGCGGGCCATCGATCCCGATGTCGTCGGGATTGTGTCGCCGAGAGCCGGACACGCTCTGAAAGTTGCGCAGCGCGCCGCAAAGGTCGCCGGGAAATATGCAGGGAGAGCCGCCGGCGCCGGCGCAGAGACTGCCGCGGTCAATCCCGTCGAAGATCTCGAAGGCGTCTCGAGTCCGCAGATCGAAGCCGCCGGCGAATCCACAGAACAAACTCCGGAAGAGACGGCAGCGGCCGCACTCGCACCAGCTCCGAAGCCCGCGCCAAAATTCACCCCGAAAAATGTCGAAGCTGCAGTCGACCAGGCGCTCGGCAACAAGAAGCCTGTTCCCGGCGTCCCGCTGAAAGACCAGATCCGGGCTTCCGTGCAGGCGGAGGCGCCGCTTCCCAAAGATTTCACCCCGGTCGACTCGAGCGTCCTCAAGGGCTACAAATACGATCCCGCGAAACAGGAATTTACGGCGATCCTCAAGAACGGCCAGACGTACACGCACGGCGAAGTCACTCCCGACCAGGTCGCAGCGTTTGAGAATGCCGAGTCGCAGGGGCAGGCCTGGACGAAGGTCATCCGCGACAACAACGTGCTCTTGCGAAAGAACGGCGCGCCGGTCCGGCCCATCGCCAAGCCAGCGCCTGCTACGGATCTTGCCGAGCAGATCAAAGAGTCCGCGGGATCCGCCCAGCCGTCGCAGTTCAAGCCCGCGACCAACCTCGCGAGCCAGCTGAAGAAAGCGCCGCGCACCATCGTCGTCGATCCCGCAACCGGGCGGCCGGAATTCTCCGACGTCCTCGAAGCCAGGCAGGCCCAGCCACAAGCCTCGGCGGCGCCGACGTCAGCGCCGGAGACAGATCTCGAAGCGCAGCTGAAGCAGTCGCTCGAGAAAGCACCCTTTCAAAAGGCGGCGAAGGATGCGGGCCGGACGATCACGGTCAACGGGAAAGAGGTTCCGCGGTTCGTGTATCGCGCCAGAACTCCTGGAGAGCAGGGCGTGCCCTTCACGGATGTGCCGGCTCACGCGACGAGCAATTTCGAGCAGGCAATGAAGTTCGCTGAGCCTGGCCAGCGCGGCGCGAATTGGAACGAGGTGGTGCGGATCGATCTCAGCAAGCTAAAGCCCGAAGACTTCTCCGTCCGCCCGTTCTCTGGCGATACACAGTGGATCAAGTTCCATCGCGCTCTTTCCGAAGATGAAGTCAGCCCCTTTGCCAGCCAGCACGCGAGCACAAAATAGCACGTTCACTTCGTTCAACTCGACGAGCGAGTAGTTGTCTTCCGGATGGCGATGCTCCATGCCGCCCAGCACGCGGGACTGTTCGATCGCGATTCCATCGATGAGAAATTCCATGACTCAATCTAGCTTCTTTCCTTGCGTTTGGGCAGTTCTCCGACGTGTAGTTACCCTTGCTGCTTTCGTGGGGTTACTCCTGGTTACCCTCGTGCCGGCGCAGACGCCGGTCGTGCTCGCGCCGGTGCCGAAGCTGCAGTTTTTCGACGCGAACGGCAAACCCCTGGCCTTCGGCTGCGTTTTCAGCTATCAGACGCTCTCGTCGACGCCGCTCTCGACCTACACGGATTACACCGGAAGCATCCAGAACACCAACCCGGTCGTGCTGAACTCGAGCGGATTCGTCGGCACCGGCGGGCTCTGGCTGCAGGCGGGCGTCGCCTATCGTTTGGTTGTCAAATCCGCGGGCAGCACCAACTGCTCGACCGGATCCACGATCTCGACCGTCGACGGGATCGGCGGCGGCACCACTACGCTGACCACGATCGTGCCGTACTCTGCGACACCAACCTTCGCGGCGGCCGCCCAGAATCAGCTTTTTGAGATCACGCTCACCGGGAACGCGACTTCACAGCCTCTGACCGCTGTCGGCATCACCCCGCCGGCTGTGTTCACCTGGCAGATCACGCAGGACGGCGCCGGCGGGCACACATTCACCTGGCCCATAAACGTGATTGGAGGGCAGCCACCTACCTCAAACGCAAACTCAATTTCGCAACAAACATTCATTTGGAACGGAAGCATTGCGATCGCCGCCGGTCCTGTGACCTATGACTTCGGCGGCGTTTCTGGATTCGGAACAACGCAGCTCTATGATTTCGGCTTAAGCGCGAACTCTCCGGTTTGCACCGGAACCGCGGGCAACGCCTTCCTATTAATGTCGAGCTGCAACACGGTCTTCGCTGTCACCTACAACGGCGTGACCGTCAATCCCGGAGGCAGCGGCAACGTAAACGCCGGCGCCGGCACGCATTCGATCGCACTGAATGAAGGGGCAGGTGCGGCGATCTCCGGATTGATGCTTTCAAATGACCAAATCCCCCAGGGCTCAACCGGAGCCGATCCGAGCGCGGTGACACTGCCCAACTGCCCGAATGGATTGGGCTACAACACTTCTTCCCATGCGTGGGGATGTGCACCGGCGATTCAAGCGAACTCAACCACGCAATCTGGCAGCGATCAGGGAGTTTCCGCGAACACCAATACGACTGTCCTAACAAAGTCGATTACAATGCCGAGCACTGGCTGTCCTTGTCGCGTGTTCGGCAGCTATGGAATGTTTCTCTCAACCGGCAACTCCGGGGTCCAGGTCGGCTGGATCAACGACGGAAACGATGCGAATGCCTTCGCGACGGCACAGAACTCCGTCACTGGCTCGACCAGCGCGTTTGGACTCAATGGGTCAGAGTTCTCGCACGGAACCTACGCAAACAGCGCGAACGTCACCTTCAATCTTCGGATTGAAGTCTCGAATTCCGGCGGAGTGACCGTGAAGCAGAACAACAACAACAACCCCACCACTGCAGAAGCTACTTGGCTAAATCTCGCCGTCTTCACTTCCAACTAAGAAAGGAAATCACATGGCCGCAGAAGTCCCAGTGCTCACCTCAGTTGACTTTCTCAATCAGACAACCGCGCTCACAGCTGCCACAGTCTTCACTCTTCCTGCTTCCGACGGTATGTATCTGGTCAGCGTTTACGGGCCTACGGTGGTCAGCGGCTCTGGCTATGTCAATGGAACGTGGAATTGGACTGACGAAAATAATGTCAGCCAGCAGTCGCAGATCGATCAAACGCGCCCCATTTACGCAAAAGGCGGCACTGCGATCACGGTGACGACAACGATCAGTTCGGGCTCTCCCACATACAACTTGCGCTTCAGAATCGAGTCCGTCTAAACGGCCC